CTTAAATTCGTATAAACGCATTTTCAGCACCCCTATTACTCACAAGTTATCCACAGGCACAATATGAAAACACCCCCACGGCAAATAATTGGCTTTATTCGCGAACCAAAAACATGGAATGCGGTTGCTTTTGAAACGGCCATTCGCAACGATGTAGAAAATTCCACCGGCAACATTACCGCCGCTGACGAACTGTTGATTGGTGCGCTGGTGATGGTGATGGAAACCCTTTTGGAAAGCCACTTGGATTTGTTGAAGTCAGGGCCGACTTACCATTACCCATCGGGTGACGCACCTAGCCCTCATTACAAGATTCGCACTGAATGCTTAGACAAAGCCATTAAGATACTTGCGGAACTGGCCCTGGTTGCCCGTGGCCGTCCTAAAAAATCTAACAAGACATCGGATGTTGATGAGTTATTCGCCTCTGCTTAACCCCGCATTTGAGTACGCAACTAGCGTAGTTCGCGGGGACATACTTGCTTGTGAGGATGTCCGGTTAGCTTGTCAACGCTTTTTGGATATGGTGGAACGCAAGGATGCGCCATACGAATTTGTCCCCGCCAAAGCGGAACATATCCTAAAGTTTGTCAGTTTTTGCAAGCACGTTAAAGGGCCGGATGCCGGTAAGTCAATTACGCTCCAGCCATTCCAAGTATTGTTCTTGGCAGCTATTTATGGCTTTCGGGATAGGCGGGATGTAAACATCCGGTGGACAACCGATGTAATCCTGTTTGTTCCACGAAAGTCTGGCAAGACAACCATAGCCTCTATCATTGCCCTGTACGAACTACAGTTTGGCGATGCCGGCCCCGAAGTCTTTACCCTAGCCACAAACCGCGAACAAGCGTCCATTTGCTTTGATTCCTCTAAAGCCATTGTGGAAAACATGAAATCCGAATTGGCGGCAAAGTTCATTATTTACCGCAGCGAACTGAAAAAGACGGGGGATAGTACAAGCACCTACAGGGCGCTTTCCCGCGACAACCGAAAATCCGGTGATGGCAAAAACCCATCTTGCGCCATGATTGATGAGGCGGCGCAGATTGTGGATAGGCAGTCAATTGAGGTGCTGCATTCGGGTATGGGCGCTAGGAAAAACCCTTTGCGGATGTATTTGACTACCGCTAGTTTCACCAAGGAAACCAAGTTTTTTGAGGATTTAACCCACTTCAAGAACATGATTCGCGGCGCGTCCGGCGACAACAATAGGTGGTTTGGGCTTTGTTATAGCATTGATGCAGGGGATGAATGGAGCAATCCCGAAGTGTGGGGTAAAGCCAATCCCATGTTGGGAGTGTCTGTCACCCGTGAGCATATTGCACACATGGCAGAGGAGGCAAACGCAAAGCCAGCCAGCCTTAATGAGTTTCTTTGTAAGCAATTAAACATCTATGTCAGCGCCAATTCAGCGTGGATAGATAGGCGGTATTGGGACGAATCGGTAGACAAGATGCCGGAGGACAAACCCGAATCCACATTTATGGCATTTGACTTGGCGCATTCCCGCGACTTAAACGCCATTTGCACTTTGCACCGCTATTCGGAAGAAGATTTTTACGCCAAATTTCAATTTTTCCTGCCGGAAGAAGCATTAGGGTTTATACCTAACCATTACAAAAGCATTTATTTGCAAGCCATTGAAAGCGGGATTTTGCGGTTAACCCAAGGCAATGTTACCGACTTTCCAGAAATTGAATCCTATATAAAACAGCAATGTATAGAGCATGATGTTAAGGAAATAGGGTTTGATCCCTATAACGCCGCCTCCCTTGTGGCTAATCTTTATGGTGCTGGTTTGCCCGTAAAGAAGGTGGGCCAAGGTATGGCGGTATTGTCTAACCCATCCAAAACTGCGGAACAATTAATTCAGAAAAAAACCATTAAACATGATGGAAATCCATTTGTTGGGTGGCAACTTTCTAATTGCGAAGTGTTTGTGGATGTCAATTCCAATGTTAAAGTGCGTAAAAATGAAGCTGATCCTAGTGCCAAAGTGGACGGGATTATTTCCATGATAATGGCCTTGCATTGCCATTTGGATAATGTTTTTGTCAGCGAATCGTATGGTTTTAGATCATTAGAGTGGTAAAATCCCACGAAAATGGAGCGTAAACATGGCACTTCTTGATATTTTCAAACGAAAAGACGTTAAGGAAAGCAATACGCTTTTCGGGCAAACTGCGCTTGGTAATAACATCGTTTACCAAGGCGACAACAAGAATCCGAATGTAAATACTCAGATTCTGTACGTTACCACCAGTTCGACAAATAACGCTGGCCGTCCAGTGGATATGTCGCTGTTGACGCGCAATTCCACCATTATGTCTTGCGTTGCCATTAAAGCACGGGCGCTATCCCAACTTCCAATCAAGGTAGTAAGCAAATCGGACGATGGTACTTATGTCGATGCAATCAAATCTGAATTGGTGGGTGCGCGAGATAAAGCAAAAGCCAAACAAGTTGCTAATTTACTGGCGCAACCAAATAACTTTCAATCCACTTATGAGTTTTGGTATCAATGGCTTATGTGGTATGAGCTTTCGGGCGAAGCGTTTACCTTATGGTGGCGCAAAGATCAGAAGAACAGCATGGACACCCCGCTGGAGATGTATCTGTTGGACTCTACGCTTATCGCCGTAACCATTACGCCCACCCGCTACCCTTCTTACCGCCTGAGTACGCCATCTTATGGGTTCTCGCGGGATGAGCCTCTTGCGTCCCACCAAGTGATGCACTGCAAGGACATGAACTGGCAGGGTTCTGCTGGTTTTAACAAAGGCATTTTGGCCGCTGAATTGGTGTCGCTGGATCAGGACATTGACTTGTATGCCAACTATGTAATGCAGAACGGCGCAAAGCCCTCGGGTATGTTTACCACCGAGCAAGTGATTGCGGATGCCAAATACAAGGAAATTGCCGCCCGTCTAAAAGAAGCATGGAGTTCAATGGTGGGAAGCCGCCAATCCGATCCTAGTAAGCCTGGACAGGGTATGTTGCTAGATCAGGGCATGAAATACACGCCTTTGAATATGCTTACCCTCCAAGATGCGGACGCTGCCAATTTAAAAGATCAAACCATGAAGCGGATTTGCGCTTTGTTTGGCGTACCGCATCAAATGATTGGCGTTGGGGAAAGTAAGTTTAATAACACCCAAACTCTGTTGGATGAATTCTACAAATCCACCATGTACCCAACTTTGGTTAATGTTCAGCAAAAACTTAAGCAACATTTATTCCAAGGCTATCCTAATTTGGCAATTGAGTTTGATACCTGCAACTTCCTAAAAGGCGCTCCGCTGGATCAAATGAATTTTGCTACCGCAGGGGTTACCGCAGGAATAATGACGCCAAATGAGGCGCGTGAGTACCTTGGAATGCCGCAAATTGACGGCGCGGACGAATTGAAGGATACTAATCCCGTGGAACCAATTGCGGGAACGTCCCCCCAAGATACCGGCGGCGGCGGCGGCAATCAAACAAAAAAGATGAATATTGGCAAGAAATGATAGACTTGGCCCAATTGCTTGCACTACAGAAAAAGTATAATAAGCCCAAAAAACGGGTAAGTGCGCTAGAATTACCTACAATATACGACATTGATTTAACAAAAGTCGATGAGGTAATCAATGACTCAAAATTTAAAAATGCTGTGCGAAGCCCGTTTAATCGTAGAGAAATCGGGCAATACCGGCAAGATTGAAGCTACTGTTACTACTTGGGGAGCCCGTGAGGGTGCAGATGGTAGGCGTTTCAATTATCAGGCCGAAGGGTTTATGGATTGGGCCGAATCCTTTGCTAAAGGCGGCAAACCCCTTCCTATGTTTTTAAATCATCAATCGGACGCAATGCCGGTTGGTGAATGGACATCCTTTGAAATGGATGATTCCGGCATGACGGCGCAAGGACGTATTTACATGAATACTACAGCCGGAAAAGATATTTACACCGTAATGCAAGAATCCCCCCAAATGTTTGGCGGCGTTTCTGTTGGCGCTTATGCTGAAGATTATCAGATGGTTAATGCCGATGGCGAACCCGATCAATCCGATGAAGCATATTTCCAAATTACTAAAGGTGGATTGCGTGAGGTATCTATTGTGATGTATCCCAATAACCCCGAGGCAAACGTCAACAAGCTGGAGTTTTTCCGGCCCGATGGCTCTGCCGATCTAAAGATTTTGGAGCAAGCCTTGCGTGATGCAGGACTATCCAAGAGTGATGCGGTTGCCGCTGCATCTACTTTCAAAAAGGTGCTTGAGCAGCGTGACGCTGTTGTAGTGCCTGTTGAAACTGCGCCGATTCGGAGTGATTCTGATGCGGAGGCAACCAATGTGGAGATTCTTGCGGCTCTTGAGCAGCGCGAACTTCTTAAAACCCTAGATAAACGACTGAAAGGTTAATCATGTCCCAAGCTATCATTGAAAAACTGGATGCAATCGAAGCGGCTCAAGCCGAAAAGATCAGCGCCACTGAAGCAAAATCTATCGCTGCTGTTGAAGCCGCAAAGGTAGAAATGCAAGAGAAAATTGCTGCCCTAGAAGCTAAAGTTGCTTCTGTGCAAGCACCCGCAATCATTCAAGCACCGGCCAAAACCATTCGTGGTGATGTCAACCGTAATGTGCGCGAACAACTGACTCAGTTCTACAAAGGTAACAACCGTGTAGAAAAAGAACTGAAAATGTTTGCTGATGAAAGCCAATACGATGCGTATCTGCGCGAAGCCTCGGCCCTTACCGGCGGCGGCGATGGCAAAGGTGGCCGTACTGCTTATGATCCTACGTTTGTTGCTCTGCGTTTGGCTAATCCCTTGCGTGGCCTGACTCGCACCGTTGCTACTGATGGTTCTTCCTATCAGTTTCGCGTAAAAGTAGGCAACGCTGGCGCTGCCTGGGGATATGGTATTCAGAACAATGGCTCTGCCACTACTGAAGATACCACCATTTGGCAATTGGTTCTGCAAGACTTGAATGTCCAGTTCCCAATCCGTACTGCGGCTTTGGATGACATTGATGGTTTGGAAGCCAATGTGGTTGACGATATGCTGGTTGAGTTTGCTCAAGCAGAAGCCCTTTCCATGATCCAAAACAACGATCAAGGCGCAACATCGTTGCCCTACGGTGGTTCTAATGGTTTGCGTGGTTTGGATCAGTATGCTGGTTCTAATAGCACTTATGCTGGTGGCACATCTTCTGTTGCTGCATTTGGTACTAGTGGTACTGGTTCTACTTCCGGTTTGCATAGCTTGGCAACCTACGATCAGTTGACTTCTAACGCTAATACGGTTGGTGCAAACGCCATTGCCTATAAAGACGTTATCAACCTGATCTACGCTCTGCCGCAACAGTACTGGACTTCCAATGCCAAGTTCATGGTTAACCCCGTGCTGGCACAGGCAATCCGTGGCTTGCAAGATACCAATGGCCGTCCGATTTTCAACTCTGTTGAATCTCTGAATCCTGATGGCATCATCGGCCAGTTGTTGGGCTTTGATGTGGTGATGAACAAGTATCTGGACACTCCTAGCCAGACTACTACTGGTTCTGCCGGCACAAACAGCTTGTACCCAATGTACTTTGCTGATTGGAGCCGCTTCCACACAACCGTTGATCGTCTGAACATGGTTATGCGCCGCTACGATCAAACGTTACCAGGCTACATCACGTTCTTTGGCGAAAAACGCCTTTGCACAAGTGTTCGTGATCCGAACGCTGGTGTGCGCTATCGTTCTACCGGAACTGCAACCTAATTGTTGCCTTGGTGGGGGCTGCGGCCCCCGCCTTCTTTTCAATCCGAAAGTACCACCATGACTATTACCAATAAAATTCTGTCTGCCGTAAAAGAGACTGTACAAACAGGCGAGAAAATCAACATTGATTTGCGCGAAGCCTCAAGCCTGACAGGTTCGGGTGATGGTAAGGGTGGCCGCACAGTTTTTGATGATGCGTTTGCCGCTTTGCGTTATGCAAACCCGCTGCGTATGTTTTCCCGCATTATTCCCGCATCTGGTTCTAGCGTTCAGTTTGTCGCTAAGACGGGTAATGCTGCAAGCCAAACTAATCCTTGGACGTACACATTTACGCCCGATGTTGGCACTCCAAACACCGATACAACTATCTGGCAATTGCCCACTCGCGTCATCGTAGCGCAGTTGCCTATCCGCACCGCTGTAATGAGCGATGTGAATTACTTGAACGAAACCATTGTGTCCGATCTTGCGATGGAATTTGCAAGCATTGAAGGCGCTTCAATGGTAGACAACAACGATCAAGCCGGAAGCACCACAACCGCAACTGGTGGAACCAATGGATTGCGTGGTTTGAACTATTACCCTGGCAGCACTACCGCTGCTTATGGTTCAAGCGGAACCGCAATCACAAATGGCATTCATACATTGGCTACAGTAACCCATGCACATGGTTCTGCCGACATTGAATCGTTATTTGACATGGCCTCTGCATTGCCGGCCCAGTATTGGAACTTGCCTGGTACTGCATGGCAAATGCACCCGACATACATTAATGCAATTCGCCAATACTCGCATACTGGCTCCGCATCGTATGCTTTGGTGGATACCGGCGAAATGGGTGAAGGCCCAGCAATTAACATTCTTGGCTGGCCGGTTATTCCTAACCCCAACCTTGATCCGCATGGCGTGGCCGGTAACTTCCCTGTCTATTTGGCGAACTGGCCGTTGTTTATGACGATTGCCGATGTGGAGCAAATGAGCATTCAAGCAATGGAGCAAACAGCCCCAGGCTTTATTACCCTATTTGCGGAAAAGCGTTTGGTAAGTACCGTGCGCGATCCTTTTGCTGGTGTTCGTTTGCTTGAGTCATAAAAATGCCAGCAGATACCGTCATGGCTGGAGTGCCCTACGGGGCAGTCACACGCAACCCGTTTAATTACGTCAAGGTTGAGCAAATCAACCGCGACAATTTGACGGCATGGTTGACGCTGGAAGAAATCACCCAGCAGTTAAATCTGTTCGGCGATGAAAGCCAAGACAGCTACCTGCAAGGGTTGGAACTGGCTACCCGTCAGGCAATTGAGGACTATCTAGGATTGTCTATTTTTAGCCTGACGTACCGAGTGTGGTACGGCATTGAAAGCCTAGTTTCCTCGCCTATTTGCTTTGATTTGCCCGAGGTAAGCCAAAACATCAATAGTGGACAGGCCGGCATTACGGTTAATTCGCTGAAATACTGGAACGACAACTTTCCGCCTGATTTGGTGACGATTGCAAGTTCCAATTATTACTATGATGCCTCGGGGAACAAAGTAATTGTAAACAGTCTGCCGACATCAATCAATTCGGTGATGACGGCCCCAATCGTGATTGAGTATTCCACCGTGGCTAACCCGATTTCGGCTTATCCGGTAATTAAACAAGCCGGCCTGTTATTGCTGACTCACTTGTACAACAACCGTAGCAATACCGTGGATAGCAATCTTAAAGAAATCCCGTTTGGCGTAGCTACCTTACTGCGAAATTACAAACCTTTGGTGATGTAAATGGCAATAGCACGGTTTGAGAACATTACGGTAAATAGGCTCACCTTTGGTGTAAGTACCTTTGGTGAGCAAAGCACGACTGTTACCCAATGGTTCCAAACCCGTGCGCGTGTGCATTCGGTTGCTAACCATGTGAAGATCAGCGAAAAGTATCGCGTCTATTCCGATATTGTTGACTTTACGTTGAACTATACGCCAAACACAAAAGAGATGATAGATAACCAGAATCTGTATTCAATCAATTGGCGCAACTTTGATTGGCGCATAGACAATGTGCGTGAAGCCGATGATCGAATGACGGTGAAGATTATGTGCGTTCGTAACGATCCTGTGGCGGCGGTGTAATGGCACAAAACAACCCAGTTGACTATGCAAAAGCAATCCAATATCAATTGGCTAACATTGTCACGCCTGTGCCTGTATACGCCTCTTTTAATCGGAATTACGCTACTCAGCCTAAGTTTCTGGTTTGGAATTTACGCAATGTTCATCAGCCAGTTTTTACTGGACAGAATCAAAACAATAAAGGTATAGATCGCCCCATATTCCAGATTTCAATATTTACCCAAAATATTGAGGATGGGTTTACAATTAGTAATCAAGTTCTTCAAGCGTTGCATGGATATTCGGGGCAGTTTGGTGGATCAAACGGCTTTTGGATAAGTAAAGCGGATGTGAATTGGCTTTACAACTCATACAATAATGAGGAAAAACTGGCAGAAATATTTCTTGACTGCACACTAGATATTCCAACATAGAACATTAATTTAACCTTGAAGGAAATTTATCATGGCTTTACCCAATAAGGTACTACCTGGCTTTAGCGCCACAATGTACGCACAACCCGCCACTACTCCTACCGTATTGACGCTTGCTCAATTGTCTACCGTGGCAAATGTGGCAGCTATTGCGGTAACTGGCAATTTGATGAATATTGAGGCAGTTCCTGCTTTCGGACAGGATGATGCAGTTGCATCGTTCACCGTAGCCGGTTCGCGTCAATCGGACAAGATTCCTAGCCAATCTGCCCCAACATCTATGACGATTACCGCCGCTTGGAATCCTAGTGATGCGGTTATCAATACTTTGCTCCGCACCGATGCTTACAACGGTACTGTGGATCGTACTTTTGTGATTGCGGCTACCGATGGTACAAACATTGTGTATTACTCTTTTGTTGGCCGTGTATCCCAATTCCAAATTGATTCGGCCCCTGGCGCTGAAGCAAAGTGCAATTTCACTATTCATCCTCGCGGCAACCTTTATGGTTGGTGCAATAACGCTTAATAAGGAGCAACATCATGGCAGCACCAGCAGTAGTTCTACCAGGCTTTTCGGCCTCAATGTGGATGCAAACAGGCGCATCCCCCACAGCATTTTCCACCGCAAATCTATCTGTGTGGACAGCACAAGTCGCCACTATCGTAGGTACAACGGCCAACGGTACAGGCGCATCCGGCACTCAACTTAATGTTGAGGCGGTTCCCGCTTTCGGCCAAGATGATGCCGTGGCATCCTTCATGGTTGCTGGATCGCGTCAAAGCGACAAAATCCCAACGCAATCGGCTCCCACTAGCATGACTATAACTGCGGCATGGAATCCCTCGGATGCCGGCCTTCTGTTGATTCGTGGTGATGCCTACAGCGGCGTGATTGATCGCACGTTTGTGGTGGCTGCGGTGGCTGGCGCAACTACGGTTGCATACGCCTTCAATGGCCGTGTATCGCAGTTCCAGATTGACGCTGCTCCTGGCGCAGAAGCCAAATGCACGTTTACGGTTCACCCCCGTGGCAATCAATATGGTTGGAGCAACACCTAATGTCTGAACAACTTACCGCCGCGCTGGAGGTGCTAACCAGCACTTATCAAGACTTGGACACTATTGCCCGAGGTTTGGTAGTAGACGCTGCGGAAGTCGCACAAGCACTTTCCTCTACTGAGTCTGACTCGGCAGAGGGAGTTGCTTTGCGGGTTCTTGCAAAACACAATCCTTATACGGCCCCTACACGATACACCCCACCACCCTCCGAGGAATAAATGGAAACTAAAATACAAAACACAAATGATTTACTAGGGTTCTTAGTAACCCAATCCGAATCCCGCAAAGATTGGTTTGGGTTCCACCAACAACGCATGACGGCGGTAACGCTGGCCCATGAGATCGCAAGGCATCATGCTGATAAGATGACTCCCGATGAAGTAGTGTCCTACGCATTGGAGTTGAACAATAAAATTTACCACAAGATAATTAAAGGATAAGAAATGGGCATTTCAAATAAACTTGGTGCGGACTATGAGGCCATTCGCGCTGCCGCCCGATTTAAAACCATTCATGTAAAACTAAATGACATTGAATTTGATTTGAAGGTTCGCATTCCCGTTAAGCGGGAAATGGAAGCAATCACGGCCACAATTTCCGATCCCGATGCGGATCGCGTTAATGTCGTTTATGAAAATCTTGCCGCCCCATTGCGTAAAACTTTGGATGAAGCGGAAGAAGGTTTTTTAGAAGCCCTTAATGCCGACAAAGAAAAAATCAAAATCACCGACAATGATTTGGTGATTGATGGCAATTCGGTTCGCAACCTTGCCAAAATGACTGTAATTTGGCAAATGCAAGTAGAGAAATACTTTTCCCTTTTGCAATCAGCTACCGGCGAACCTATTACAGAATCGTTTGATGAGATCGCGGAAGAATTTCCAGAATCTATCATTAAGGAAATTGTCAGCAAGATTGATGAAGCAATCCGGCCAAACTACAAAGAAGCAAAAAAAAACTAAGGAAATCAATCCGCAGCCAAACACGGGCAGCAATGATTTTTAATGGACATAGTGCGGAAAGTATAGATAAAATAGATGAGGAAACATTTACAGAAATTTGTGTAATGTTTTCCGATGGAATTCTGGGCAATAAAGGGACGTTTGATGCCATAACCCCTTTAACCACAGCGGTGTTTAATTACATCCGCCCATCAGGTGCGCCAGCATATAAATTGGAAAACATCTTTCCTTGGGTTGTAGAATACGAAAAGAACCCAGATTTGGAGTTGCCAAAACAAGACATGATAAGTAATGCGCTGCTTTCATTTATGATGCAAGCACCAGGCTTTAGCATGGAGAAAATAAATGGCGACAGAACAGTTCCAAGTTGAAGGGTTTGATGCCTTATTTGCCGCAATGGATGAAATGGCGGAAGAAATAGGCAAAGCAAAAACTGATCGCATTTGGAGAAATGCGCTTAAAGTTTCTTTTGCTCCCGTCTTGGAAGCCGCCAAAGCCAATGCCCCAAGAGATACGGGACAACTTGCGGATCGAATGTACATGAAAGTGCATCGGCCCAATTCTGGTGATCGCCGAAGCAAGTATTACGTTGAAGGTGAAACCTTTATGGCTAGGGTTTCTACTAGTAGTTTGCGCGATGATTCCGTTGCAACTCATGTCTTAAACAAGCGCGGCGTATTTCAAAAAGTATGGCGTAATCGTAGGCCAGTAGCACTTGCTCAAGAATTTGGCACGGCAAGCACCCCACAACATCCTTTTTTGCGTCCGGCATTAGAACAAAATGTTGGCGAAGTGGTAACTTTGCTTGGAACGTATTTACAATTTGCCATTGAAGAAGTGGCCCGCAAAGCCGCCAAGAAAGGTTAATCATGTCAGCGCAAATAGCATCACTATCGGTAAAACTTGGACTTGTCACTGCTGGATGGACAAAGGACACTGCCGATGCGCGTAAAAGCGCCAAGGAATTGCAAAGTTCGTTTAACGAATTGGGCTCAAATGTTAAAGAGTTGTACAAACGATTCCAAGAGTTAGGTGGGATTACAAGTCTTACCGCCCTTGGCGTTGGTGAATTGGTTTCTAGTACGCTTGAATTTGCAAACCAAACAAAAGACTTGGCAACGGCTTACGACATTTCCATTGCCAAAACACTTCAATTTAAGGATGCGGTTCAAACATCTGGAGGCAATGCAGAGCAAGCGGGCGCAATGTTGTCCAAAATGTTTAGCGAAATTGCCAATGCGCAAAGTGGCACAGAAAATTCAATTGCTTTGTTTGAAAGCATGAATATAACAATTGAAGATTTAATTAAATTAAAGCCAGAAGATCAAATAAACAAAATTGTCAATGGCATTGCGCAAATTGGAAATAAAGCCGAACAAATTAGGGTAATGAAATCCCTTGTAGGAAAGGCTGGAGTTACTTTGTCTTTTGAAGAATTAGCCGAAAAGGTTAATCAATCTACAGAAGAATTTGAAGGCCATGACAAAGCGCTGGCAAAGTTTGCAGAAACTAGCGAAAACTTAAAACGCTCAATGGACAATTTAAAATTGGCATTTGCCGATTTGTTTTCGCCTTTTATTGGTGATGGTTTAATTGGCATTGAAGCATTTAAAACAGCATTGCTTGCCATAACAAGTTATGTAGTTGTTTCCCAATTTGCTCAAATTGCAATTATTGCAGTTCAAATAGCTGAAGCAATGGCGGCTGGCGCAGTATTTACTAGCGCAATGACATTAAACATTCCAATGCTTGTAGCGTCTTTGGCGGCTATTGGCGCAGTTGGTGTTTACAAATTTTCTAAATCATCCAATTCATCAGAGCCTGGCAAAGTTAGAAATCAAGCCAATGAAACTGCCGGTGGTTCTGAGGAAACCATTAAAAGAGAATCGGATGCGCTTGCAGCAAAAGTAACGTTACAGCGTGAATTGCTTGGCATCATGGAAAAAATGGATGCCGCAAAAATCAGAGCAATTGCAGGCGACAAGTACAAAGCCGATTTAGATCAAATTGAAGCAACGCGATTGGGAGAAATTGCCAAAGCGGAATCTACTCGCGCTGAAAATCTTGCAAAGCAAAAGTTAAGCAAACGTGAGATTTCTTTGTATGAACAACAATACCAATTGGATATTGAAACGGCTAACAAAAAAGCTCAAGGTGCTAATGCAATTGCCAAAGCCGAACGGGATCAAAAAGTAAAAAGCATTAAAGAAGAAACATTTTGGAAAAGCGTTTCCTACAATTGGGATAAAGCCGATGATGAGTTAAGGATGAAAGCCTTAACCGTTGGATCGTATGAAATACAAATAGCACAAGAACGCAATAACAAGGAACGTGAATTATCCAAATTATTGCAAGACAACGAAAAAAATCTTAAAAACAAAAGTGACATTGAGGCTAAAGCAATAGACGAACAATATGCTTTAGATGTTAGTGCAACAGAAGAAAGATTTAAACGCAAAATTAATTTGATTGAAGCCGAACGTAATAAGCAGCTTCAATCCATTAAACAACAATCAACTTACCAACAAATCCTAAATGACTTGGATGCGGACAAGCTGCGCATGGATATTCAGCACTACTACATATCGCAAAATGAATATGAAGTTCAAGTAGAAAATCTTGCATTGCAAAGACGGCTTGCGGAGTTTGAACAAAAGCGGATAGACGCCCGTGCCAAATTGGGTGAAGGCGCGGAGTTGAATGCGGTACTTGAAGGAATAGACAAAGAAATTGAAGGCGAAAAACGGTTGCACAATATTCGATTGCAGCAGATTGCGCTTACCGAATATCAACAAACTACATTCTCTGAAGGATGGGATAAAGCATATCGCGACTTTATTGATGCCACAAAGCAAGAAGGCAAAAAAGGCGGCGATGAATTTAATTCAATTATTAGCAACATGAATTCGGCGCTAGATAACTTTGTAGAAACTGGCAAGCTATCGTTTAGCGATTTAACCCGAAGCATCATTAACGATTTATTGAAAATTGAACTTAAAGCATCAGCAAGCAATTTGTTAAAAAGTCTTGGAGGCAATAGCGGCGGCGGCAGCTTGTTTAGCTTTATTGGTTCTTTGTTTGGTGGGGGTAGTGGCCTGTCGTCTATGCCAGCCGGTGTGCGGGCGGCGGGTGGTGAAGTTACAGCTACCGATTTTTACCTTGTTGGCGAAAAAGGGCCAGAGATGTTTGTGCCAAATACGGGTGGCACAATCATTCCTACAAACCAAATTGGCAACATGGGCGGCACGACAAACGTGACAAACTACAACATCAATGCCATTGATACCAAATCTTTTGAAGATCGTATCCTTGGCAGTTCTAAGGCGGTGTGGGCGGCAAATGCGTATGGCGCTAAAAATATTTCTGTCGGGCGAGGGAGAACATAATGTCGTTTCAAACCATATTTAACATTAGCCAATCCATTAGCGTCCAAAACCGCCGGACGGTTGGGCAGCAAGTCAGTCGCTCGGGCCAAGTTCGCGTGGCGCAATACCTTACGTCTGTGCCGTGGAACTTTGTCGTGCGTCCACACAACTTTTTGTACTATCCGCAAGTACGGGATGTGATCCAAGTGATTGACAATTACGACAGGCAAATTCCTCAGACAATTACGTTTTCTGGTTCTAATCTAAATTGGTTTACGGCGTATCAAGGGCAGTTTACGCAAGCCCAGGCTGCGGCCATGACGATTTACAACTACACGGCTAATTCAACTTCTTTGCAGTTGGCAAACTTACCATCACCATCTGGATGGAGCCCAACGCAATATATTTTTAGGGCTGGCGATTTTCTTCAGATAGGGGTTTATTCTTATAAGGTGACGGCAGATGTTTTGCGCGGTAGTGGCGGAACGGTGACTTTTAATGTCCACCGCCCTATTATTGGAACTCCTACTATTGGTAATGCTCTCACGGCTGTAGGTTCCGATTGCACTTTTTACCTACTTGCGTCACAATGCCCGACATACACACTTAACCCAATGACAAATGGCGCATTCGTTCAATGGGATGGCGACTTTGTATTTATTGAGGACATTACAGGATGAGTACCACAATGACGGCTCTGTCGAGCCCATCAATTGTCCAAGCTGAATTTATTCGGTTGGTTACAACAACTGATACTTATTACTTTTGTAATGCGGCAACGGCAATCACAGTCAATGGAATGACGTTTACCAATCTTGGTAGTCTGTTGTCCATATCCCCGATTGATCGCAACATTAAAGCTACATCTACCGACTTGGCAATTCAGCTTACCGGCGTGGATGGCTCAAACGTGGCTACGGTTCTTGCGGCCAACATCAAGGGTTCCAACATTGACATTTGGCGCGGGTTCTTGGACTCAAACAATCAGATCATTACAACGCCCACACAGCAGTTCTTTAAGCGATACACGGGCATTGTGTCCAACGCATCTATTACCGAGCAGTTTGACGATCAGATGCGAGTAAGAATAGCCACCGTAGGCATTAGCTGCGCCAGCTTCCGCACCATCCTTGAAAATCGAATACAAGGCATTAAGACTACGCCCAAAGCCTGGAACTTTATTTATGCTAGTGATACTTCCATGAATCGTGTGCCAGTGATTGCTGCAACCTATTTTGACTTTGGTGCGCCGCCGGTTCAATCAAGCCAAGCGGCAACAACTACACCGAGTGGAATTGGACATCAATCTGGCGGAACAAATATAGCTACTGAACCATCTGTTAAAACATTCAAGGGATAGCATGATAAGACAGGCGACAAAATACGATATGCCGATTTTGATAGAGATGATGCGGGAGTATTCCGCGCAAGCACCTATTAAGGCAATACAAAAAAAGGAAGCCCACAATGAAGGCCATGTTGCTCAGTTAATGACAATGATGATTGCGGGTAAAGGATTTGTGCTGATTGACGATGACAATCGTGGATTCTTGGCCGCAATGGTTATCAATAACTTTTGGTGTCCTAATGTTGTTGAGTTGCATGAGATTGCATGGTGGGTAAAAACAGAACATCGGGAAAGCACTGTTGGTGGCAGGCTATGGAAAGAATTTGACAAGATGGCGCAAGAAATGATTAATGATGGTAGGGTAACTTTTGCGTGTACTTCTGTACTTGCAAACTCCCCATTTATTGACTACACAAAGCGCGGTTACAAGCTAATGGAAGCAACCTTTTTTAGAGAACAATAAAATGCCAGCATCAATTATTCTTGCAGCCATAGGCGTTGAATTAACAGGAGTGGCACTTGCTGCGGCCACCTTTGCAATTAACTTTGTGGTGTCTGGCATTGTTGCTAGGATGTTTGCTGTAGATCAAAATTCCAATTCATCTATTGACAACGGCGTAAGACAACAAGTTGCACCGGCCACCACCAATAGCCTTCCAATCGTTTATGGAGATGCTTATCTAGGTGGCACGTTTGTCGATGCGGTTTTGACAACCGATCAAAAATTCATGTACT